TAGTCTCTGAACCTTCTCCATGCTATTATAAATAGTTTAGGAGCTTGGCTGCGGATTGACAGTAGATACTTTCGTATTCTCATATATATCGTTTTTACTATACCAACGCCGTTATGCGAAGGTTCTCACTATATGTTTCCATATAGGAGTAGTAGATATACACTTATACCACTGTGTTTCCCGCAGTTTGAAGATGTCGCAATTGTATTTTATACAATCACTAGGCAGTTATATGCTTGACCTAATTTACAATGTTTTCCCATATAGGTAATTAGGTAACCTATATGGCATCTGCCTGTTCCGAGCACACATATTTTACTCGGTTCACCCATTGACTGTGCTGCGATTGTTCCTACTAATTCGCCAGGATGTGCTATTGAACTATAAAATTGTTGATTTATTGTAGCTACAATATAATCAAATGCTAACTTATTAATCTTTTCTTTATTCAATTGTGTAGGAGATAAATATAAATGTGCGAAAACCATTATTAATTCATTACCTCTATAATGCTCTGTTATCTTCAAATTATCTTGAAGATGTTCTAATTTTTGAAATACATATAATGGATTTAGATCTGATAAGCCATTTTTATTACCAAATTGATATGAAGCGTTTTCTATTAATCTTCTAAAATTAATAGGTGAATATAATGCGTCTTCCATATCATCTTTGAAAATATGTTCATAATAATAGTTTCTATCTTGTATAATTGTATTAATATGTTTTTCAAACTTACCAGTTAATAATTCTTTATTCTTCATAATATCATTAACAATACTATCAATATATATAGTTCTCAAATAGTCTTTTTCTAATTTTATCATATTTTCATCATATATTGTTTTATCACTCTTACCTAATGATGTAAACTTCTGTTTTTCTATCTTAGCACCATCAAAACCATCTTCACCATATAAGAATTGTAAAATAGTACCGTTCGCATTTCTAACTGTATAGTCTGTCATAATGCGCGCATCTTCCATACCCTTTATTAATTTTCTCTGTATATACCCTGTATCACTGGTCTTAACTGCTGTGTCAATAAGACCCTCTCTTCCAGACATAGCGTGAAAGAAGAATTCGGTTGGATTTAAACCTTTCATAAAACTACTTTCAACAAAACCACGTGCTGAAGCACCATCATCATATTTATGAAAATGTGGTAATGTTCTATCTGTAAAACCATATGGGACACGGCGATTATCTATATTTTGTTGACCAACACACGCAATCATTTGACCAATATTAATATCACTACCCTTTGAACCAGCAAGAACCATATTTAACATACGATTATTAGAGTGTAAGTGTTTTAATGCTACCTTACCAGTTTCAACTGTAGTATCATTCAATGTTTTAGTAATTTGTGCTTCAAACTCTTCAGCTACTGTTTTACCAGAAGTATTTTCTAAAATACCTTTATGGACATGTTCAATAATTTCAATAACTTTACGTTTTTTAACATTGATGATATCTTTCATCTTCTGTGATGATGCTAAGTCAGGTATTAAATCTGCTATACCAACACTAAAACCTGATTTAATGACCCAATTAGTAATAATATTTTGTATATCATCTAAGAATTGTTGAGTTCTTTGTGCGCCAAACTCATTAAATATAATATGAATTAATGATTGTTCAGATTGACCTAAAATAGATTTATCAAATACACCTGAACGAACTATACCTTGTTCAATATTGACAAAGTTTTGAACATTATCAGTATCTTCATATGATGCACTTGTATTCTTCTTTTTGAGATTGACTGGTGGTATAATCATTGAGAATATTTGACGACCCGACCATAAATCAATTGAACGGTCTGGATATTTCCAAGTAGGGAAATTTACAGGTAAATTAGTAGTATTCGCTGGAACTTCAGGCGGAGGTAATTTACCAGTAAAACTAGCAGTATCAGTTAGAATATCTAAACATTCACTACGAGTTAAATAATTGTCATATCGTGTAAATAGATATGAACCTACTAAAGTATCTTGGACTATACTAATAATAGGTTTATGATTAGCAGGTGATACTATTTGTGATTGAACACAGGCTAATTCTGCTAGTTCAATACGTGCTTGCTCCGATTGGGGTACGTGCATGTTCATTTCCGTTGATACCCTAATGTTTCCAAGAGGGACTAGACTGTATCTTAAGCCAATTCAGGTTGATTAGACCATCATTATTGACCAACATCCGTTCAGTCGTTGAATGCTCTTCATATTCTATCATAACGAACGTAGAAGATGACACTGCGGATTGCCCAATCTCTAACATTATTACCATTGGGTTCGGCTATTAACCGAGTTCCTTTATATAATTTCTCATATAAAGTGGTAGTTAGAGTTCTAAGGGGTTTCCCGCAACAAGATGTTTTACCAATATTTCTATTGATTAGGAAGTTTCACGCTTTTCACGCTTCCTGTTGGCGACAGATATGTTTATCACCATCGAAATCAGCATTGTAAGGCCGAGTTACTGATACATTTAATCTAAATGTTTTATATGGCAATGGTACGATACTATGTTGCATCATACTCATTTTATGTAATGAAGGTTGTCTGTTAAATAATACTATATCACCTTCTATTAAATGACGATTAACTATATCTCCTTCAAATAATTCTAATGTTGATGTATCAACAACACTCAAAGATATAATTTTTCCTGTCGATTTTCTTTTTATTGATTTTGCTCCTGGATATTTTGAATATCCATTTCTTACATATGATAATAAACGCTCTTTGTTATATGCATTAACTTTCTCTGGATATGTAAGATTAATACATATATCATATGGAACACCTAATTGGTTTAACTTTAAACGTGCGTCAGGTGTAATAACTGAACGAGCACTAAAATCTACTCTTTTCGAATCAGAACCTTCAACCATAGATATTAATAAATATCCTTAGGTTTTGGGCGGTTCCTACTACAGTTCTGTCACCAGAACTTGGACTATACCTTAAGCATCTATAATATAGATACCCATCTCCGTCTAGTCTCTGAACATTCTCCATATCATTATTATGACTTAGGAGCTTTGCTGCGGATTGTCTGCCGATGTTTTCACATCTGTATATATCGTTTTTACTATTCTTACGTCATTACACGCAAGTTTTCATAAATGTTTCCAAATATGAATAGTAGATATATATTTAGCAGATATTCCCGCAATTTGAAGATGTCGCAAGAAGGTATTAATTTATATTTCTCGTTCATATCTATAAACTAATATTCATTCCTTCTTACTAGGTAGTTATATCTTGACCTAACTTCCATCGTTTTCCTATATAGGTTTGTCAGGTTACCTATATAGCGACTACCTGTTATGAGCAAGTTAATGAGAGACCCTACCTCACACATTACCCATTAAATTACCTCTAACACGACCTTCTTTTGATTTTAATCTATCCATTATCGCTTTTAATGGACGACCGCTTCTTTGTTGTGCAGGTGGTATTCCTGGTAAGCTATTATTTACTAATGTTGCAACGTGATATTGTAATAATTTATACCATTCGTCTATAATACCTTTTGCTGCATTAGTAGCTATTTTATGTTTTAATGTTTTATTTGTTTTAATAATATCACATAATTTATGTGTTAAATCATCTTCCATTCTCGTATTATTATCTGCACGAACCGATGGACGAACACTAGGCGGTGCTACAGGTAATACAGAACATATTAACCATTCTGGACGACAATATTTTTTATTAAAACCCATTATTTCTATTTCTTCATCGGTTATACGTCGTAGAATTCTTTCTACATCATCCGCATCCCATACAACTTGATTGTATATTTCTTCCTTCTTTTCTTCATTCTTCTTTTCTTCGTCCGTTTCTTCTAAACCTATATCTCCTTTTCTCCATTCTGCCAATAATTTACCTATTGCAGCATCTCTTTTAATTGTTTGTGGTTGAACTGCTCCACAACCATCATTATTTTTAACACCACATATATTTATTTTTGAACATAAGTCAGTTATAGCGACAAATCTATTAACACCTTTGGAACTATTTGTTATTTTAATAGCATCTGGATCAGTATGAGAGATTAATAATTTAGAACAACGCCAACATACACTTCTTAAACATTTTATTGTATATTTTATATAGTGCATATAGAACACTTTCTTTGCTAATTCAATATGACCAAAATATCCTGGACAATGTCTATTATCCAATTCATCTGTAGGACACTTCTTACCGTGTTCCAATACACCCATTCTTGGATCAAATAAACCACCGACCTTCGGTATATCTCCGTCATACGTTTCATTAGTATATATTTCAGCTACAGATCTTCTTCGTATTTCGTCAGGTGACAATATTGAAAATTGCACACCTGCAACACGTTCTGTATCTGCATTTGGATCTAACTCTTGAAACATCGACATTTTAATATAATATATCTCTCTATTTTTTTAAATTAAAATATAGAATTCATTATCAAATTTTATTATTAATATTATATTTGCTCATTCATATTATTTTTTTCACATAAATACTATTATTATTTTATAACATAATATTAATTATATATAAATGACTGGTAGTTTAATGCAATTAGTCGCATATGGTAGTCAAGATGTGTATTTAACTGGTAATCCTCAAATATCTTTCTTTAAAGTCGTATATAAGAGACATACTAATTTTGCTATTGAACCTATAGAAATTACACCCGACGGTAATACTAAATTAGGTTCTCGTATTTCTTGTGTTATTACCCGTAATGCTGACCTCGTATCTCGAATTATTCTCGAAGTAGATTGGGATAGTCCTATGGTTCCTGCTACATGGAGATTAGGTCATCAAATTATAGAATTTGTTGAAGTTGAAATAGGTGGTCTTGTAATAGATAAACATTATGGCGCATGGATGGATATATGGACACAATTAACACATTCATATCAAGATATGAATAAATTAAGTCGTATGTTGAATGGTAATTTAACCAATAATAATGGAAATTGTAAATTATATATTCCTTTACAATTTTGGTTTTGTAGAAATCCTGGTCTTGCTTTACCATTAATCGCCTTACAATATCATGAAGTTAAAATTAATATTCAATTTAATTCTAGTTATGTTTATGCTAATCCTATAAATAGCCAACAATATATAAATTCGGGTTTAAATACACCATCTATTAATAAAGTAAGCATTTTTTGTGATTATATATTTTTGGATACGGATGAAAGATGTAGATTTGCACAAGTATCACACGAATACTTAATAGACCAAGTTCAATATTCTAATTTATTACCTGTAACGCCTGGTCCTAATCAAATAGAAATGCATTTTAATCATCCTGTTAAAGAAATAATATGGGCTTTACAGAGAACTCCACAAACTTCTACAGAAATAGTTCTACATCCTTTTGATTTCTGGCAAATAGATCCATCGAATAATAAATATGATATTGATTTAACATTAAAATCACAAATTAAGTTAAATACATTAGATCGATTTAAGAGACGTGATGGTACATATTTCCGTTGTGTTCAACCGTATCAATATCATACTGGTGGAGATAGACAAATTGGTTATATTAGTTCTATTCCAGTTCCATATTACGATTATTTAGTTGAACCATTTGGTGGATTTTATATGTATTCATTTGGTTTAAATCCAGAAGAACATCAACCTAGCGGAACTTGTAATTTTAGTCGTATTGATAATTCAATATTATCATTAGATTTAAATACACAAGTTCAAAATATTCGTATATGGGCCGTTAATTATAATATATTACGTATCATGAGCGGTATGGGTGGTGTTGCATATAGTAATTAAAAAATAAATTATAATGATATATGTATTAAAATACTATTAATTTTATAGTTTCAAATGATAATTATAGTCTCATATAAATACATATAATTTTAATTATTATTTTATGTTATAATAATAAGTATAACATAAAATGGGTGGTAGTTTATTACAATTAGTCGCATATGGTGCACAGGATATTTATTTAACTGGTAATCCACAAATTACTTTTTTTAAAGTTGTATATAAAAGACATACTAATTTTTCTATAGAAGCTATTGATATACCATCTAATACTAATTATAAATTAGGTTCAAGTATATTATATAATATACAAAGATACGGTGATTTACTATCTCAAGTTATTTTAGAAATTACTTGGGATAGTTCAGGTGTTCCTGCTTCATGGCGTCTAGGACATCAAATTATAGATTATATTGATATAGAAATAGGTAGTCAAAGAATAGATAGACAATATGGTACATGGATGGATATATGGGCTCAATTAACTAATACAAACGAAGATATGGAAAAATTAAGTACTATGTTATCAGGAAAACTTAATAATAAATTTAATAAGTCTAAAATATATATTCCTCTACAATTCTGGTTCTGTCGTAATCCAGGTCTAGCTCTTCCTATAATTGCTTTACAATATCATGAAGTTAAAATAAATATTGTATTTAATTCAAATTATGTTTATGCTGATCCGTCCAATCCTCAAAAATATATTTATTCTAGTTCTAATTCTAGTTCTCCTTCTATATTTAATATTGCTCTATATTGTGATTTTATATTTTTAGATACAGATGAAAGACGACTTTTTACCCAAAACTCACACGAATATCTTATTGAACAAATACAATTTTCTAATAAAATTCCTATTACTAACTTACAGACACAAATCAATTTAGAATTTAGTCATCCTGTTAAAGAATTAGTTTGGGCTGTTCAAAGAGAATATAATATAGAAAATAGCCCAGTCTATCCTTTTGATTTTTGGGCTATTGACGGTATTAATAATTATACAATTGATATGGTAAACTCTGCAAAATTACAATTTAATCTTAATGACCGTTTTAAAGAAAGAGATGGTACCTATTTCAGGTGTGTTCAACCATATCAATATCATACTGGTGGAAATAAACAAGTTGGTTATATTAGTCCTATACCTGTTCCATATTATGATTATTTAGTTGAACCATTTGGTGGGTTCTATGTATATAGTTTCGCTTTAAAACCAGAGGAACATCAACCTTCAGGTTCCTGTAATTTTTCACGTATAGATAATGCAACTCTAATTTTAGATTTAAATTCACAAGCAAAATTTATTAGTATATGGGCTATTAATTATAATGTTTTACGTATTATGAGTGGTATGGGAGGTGTCGCTTATTCTAATTAAATTATATTATATATAATAGTATATATATTATATAATATGGGTGGTGGTGTAATGCAACTTATGTGTTATGGGGCACAAGATATTTATTTAACTGGTAATCCTCAAATTACTTATTTTAAAGTCGTTTATAAAAGACATACCAATTTTTCTATCGAATCTATTGAAGTTCCTACTGACTCAACTTCTAAATTAGATTTATTATTATCCACTGTTATTAGTCGTAATGGAGACCTTCTTTCTCAAATTATTTTAGAAATTGATTGGGATACTTCTGGTGTTCCTGGTTCATGGCGCTTAGGTCATCAAATTATCGATTATGTTGAAGTTGTTATTGGTGGCCAAGTTATTGATAAACAATATGGTACATGGATGGATATATGGGCTCAACTAACACATTCTAACGAAGATATGGAAAAATTAAGTCGTATGCTTTCTGGTCAATTAATAAATAAAAATAATAATTCTAAAACTTATGTTCCTCTTCAATTCTGGTTTTGTAAAAATCCTGGTCTCGCTCTTCCTCTAATTGCATTACAATACCATGAAGTTAAGATTAATGTTCAATTAAATAAAAATTACGTTTATTCTGATCCTAACAATACTCAAGACTATATTTATTCTAATAACTCATCACCTTCCATATTTAATATTGCTTTTTATTGTGATTATATATTTCTAGATACTGATGAAAGAAGAATTTTCGCTCAAGTTAAACATCAATATCTTATAGAACAAGTTCAGTATTCTAATTCTCTCGCTGTCGTTCCTGGTATAAATCAAATTGAAATGCATTTTAATCACCCTGTTAAAGAATTAGTATGGGCTATACAAAGAAATTCTAATGATTCTATTTTACATCCATTCGATTTCTGGGGTATTAATGGCGATAATTATACCGTTGATTTAACAATCTCCGCTAAAATTCAATTTAATTTAATTGACCGATTTAAAGAAAGAGAAGGTACTTATTTTCGTTGTGTTCAACCTTACCAATATCATACTGGCGGTAATAAACAAGTCGGTTCTATTAGTCCTCTACCCGTTCCTTATGCAGATTATCAAGTTGAACCATTCGGCGGATTTTATATTTATAGTTTCTCTTTAAAACCTGAATTACATCAACCTAGCGGGTCATGTAATTTCTCTCGTATTGATAATGCTGTTTTACTACTTAATGCTAGTTCTCAAGCAAATAATATACGTATTTGGGCTAAAAATTATAATGTTCTTAATATTATGTCTGGTATGGCTGGTATTGTTTATTCAAATTAAATTTATATATTATATATATTAATATAATATGTCAATCGATCCTAACAATATTAATAAAGTTAAAATTGGGAAATATGCTGGTTTCTCTAATCAAGGTCTTTATGCCATTGCCGTTGGTAATAATGCAGGTTATACTAATCAGGGTGACGAATCTATAGCAATTGGTCATAACTCAAAGGCTATTAATAGTTCCAATTCTATTGTAATTGGTTCAGGTGCATCTTCTAAACCAGATATATCAAATCAATTAGTTATTGGTTTTGATGCAAGTAATAATAGCTCTGGTGGTATTTACGCTATTAATCTTGGTAGTGATAATATTCGAGTTGGTATTAACGAGAATAATCCATCTTTTACACTTGATGTTTCAGGAACATTTGGTTTAAATATTAATACTACTACACTATTTATATGTGATATATCTGGTGAAACTAGAATTCAAACTGATAATATCCGTATAGGTCGTAGAGCTGGTAATACTAATATGAATACTTATGCAATTGCGATTGGTTATGAGGCTGGATTATCTGGAGAACAAAGTGGCGCGATTGCTATAGGTTTTCAAGCTGGTTATTATAATTTAGGTAATAATTCAATTGCTATAGGTAAGTATGCAGGTAGAACAAATCAGTCATCAAATAGTATA